CTGCTTAACGTGAGATTGTAAATCTTCACACATACGGCTTGAATTTAGGTTGTAAGTAAATCTTTTGTCAATACTAAAGTAGTATAAAATAGTTGAAATAAAAAAGTCCCAATATTAAATGGGACTGAACGGACAACGTAATTTATTGAAAATCAGCTTAAAAAAAGTTCTTTTTCCAGCTTTCTGCGGCGTACTAAACCTGGCAATTTTACACCTTTTGCAAATACCCATCGGTCAAATTCTTTTGCCACAACTTGTTTATCTGCTTTGCTATTAAGCAATTTGAGCATTGTACTTTGAGCAAATGCCGTTGGTCCTACGTTATACACAAAACTTGTAAGTGCATCCAATTGCCTTACGTTTATCGGTACTTTAATTTTCTTTTTTACGCTATCACGGACCTTTGCCGTGTCTAATCTAAGCCAGCGCAGTGCAGTTGCTTTGTCTATTTTATCGCCCAATTTAATACGCTGACCAGTATCGGGGTTTCTTGTTGTACCATATCCGATGGTAGGAATGCCGGCGGGGTCAATGTAAGCATCCAGCTTTTCGCCCTCAAATTCTTTAATTATTGCCTCTGCTTTCACTCGCTTAGATAATAAAAGTAACAACGCTAATGCGCCAATAACAATATATTGTTTTTTCACAATCCAGTTTTGTCATAATCTTTAGCGGCGGCAAGTCCAAGACCGCTTAAAATAGCCGTTATTCCCTCTGCTGGTTGTCCTTTAACAATCATTGCAATACCTGATAAAATTGCACTTAATCCAAATAAGGTTGTTTTCCAGTTACGTGGTTTTTTTAGTTTCATTGCTTTGTTGTTTAATATAGTTAATTCCGTTGTAAAGTATTGTTGCGATACCCAATCCGATAAGAGTTGCTCGGTCTGCTTTACTTAGCTTGCTTTTACCGGCTGCATATATCATAAATGGACCGATAAAAAACACATCTGCTAATCTAACGGCTTGCGGTTTCATCTTTTAAGAATTTAGCGACAAGCAAATTAACACTACTTTCGAGCCGTGTTAAGCGTTCAATAAGATCTTTATGGTCGCTGAATCTATCTTCAACGACCTTTATACGATGGTTAAGTACACCATATACCGAACCGGCGGTAAAAATGATACTAATTATGATTAGTAGTGTCTGCTGCTCTATCATTTTCTTCTTTTGCTAATTCAGCAATTTTTTTATTTACTTCTTTTAATTTGTTTTGCAAAAATTCAATGTTTGCAATCAAATCGTAAGCCACGCATTTAAGGTCTTTTAAGTCCATTTTTATATTTATGGTTGATAAACGGTTAATTGCATTGAGGCGTTTGCTTGATAATCTGATAATGGATTTATTAGTAAACCGGCATTATCATATAAATTAAAAGCATGATATTTAGAACCCGAATTGTAAGAAGCATAATTTGAAAATAATGTTACATTCATAAAAGGCGATACTAAATTTCCAAAAAAATTACCTAATAAAATAATTTCAGTTCCATTAAAATCGTTACAAAATATTTGAAACTCTGTTGAAGTTTTTAGATCGGCAAATGGATTAGTAAACGTAGAGTATGTTGTTGTTAAAAACATTGTACTACCCGATAAAGGTAAAATATTTCCGACAAATACCTTACCACCCCCCGATATAGTACCCCAGCTGGTCGTAGTTCCATTTGTTGTTAAATACTTTCCATTTTGCCCACTTTGTGATGGTATTGCAAGATTGGCAATATTTTGCGCCGTAGCTTTCACGGAACTGCCGCTTGTACTATTGGTGCGACCTCGCTACCAGTTAAAGTACCCGCACTTGTTAAATTACTAATTTTTGTATTTGCCATTTTTCAATTTTTATTTTATCCTAAAAGTAAATAACTATCATCTTCTAAAAGCAAAGCATCGCCGGTTTCCATTAACAACTCGCTTTGATTGATTACTAAAGCAAGTTGCTTAAAAACGCCATTTATTTCAACTTCTACATAATTGCCCTCATCTAATTCAACGGCTTGACTTACTACGCTACCAAGTTTCCAGTTTCTTGCCGTACCGCCAGTAGGCGCACCGGTTTTTATATTGCCAGTGAATAAAGAGTCGCCAGTTACTTGTAGTTTTTCGTTACCCGGACTTAATGTTGTTGTACCGGCGATTAGTGCGGTGTTTATATTTTCGGCAAATATTGCCGTATTTGTGCCTCTTATTGAGCCGGCAACATCAAGCGTATATGCTGGCTGGTCCGATAGTGAACTATATTGATAATTGATACCAACAAATCGGCTTTGCTTGTCAATTGTAAGTACCTCTTTTGCACCGGTAACATCATAAATTGAAAATCTTTGGTCATCCAATGAACCATCGGTGTAACCTAACCGGTATTGACTGGTTCCGGTTTGTAAAAAATCAATATAAATATTCGGTGTTGCACCAGTACCATTTAATTGCAAACCAACATCGGCTCCACTATGTATATCAAGTGCCGCACCGGGATTTGTTGTATTTATTCCTAAATGATTTGTTGCGGCATCCCACCACAAATTGTTTTCGCCGGTTATGCTATTTGCGCCATTCCAAAATGCAACTTGTCCAGCCGCACCACTACCAACAACGGTTGACGAACCCGGACCGCCTATTAAATCCCATCCCGTGCCGTTGTCGCGGTATATCTCAAAAGTATCCGTACTAACGAACAACCGACCTCTTTGTCCGGCGGCGGGGCGATTAGCAAACGTATTGCTATTGATAGATGGACTTCCAAGCTGGTTTAATATGTTAAAATCAACAAACATTAAATGTATCGCTTAAATAGTATTGTTAAAGCATTAGTGCCAGTACCGCTAAAATTAAAGTAGTAAACCTTTACGTTAATCTCATTTTCATTTCCAGTAATATTAAGCGATTGATTAGGTGTTAACAATAACCCATCAATAGTAACATTACTTGTTCCAGTATTCACAAAAATTAAACTATTGCAATTCGTATCAGTAGAACTGCTTTGAGTAAAAGTTTTTGTCTCTGTTATATATTTTTTGCAAGTCATTTGCAAGCGTTTATATCTTGTTTATATAGGTCCTTGAATGTAGTTGTGTCCGGCGTAAAAGTTGTTTGGTCAATTGCATCGGCAACTAATGTTCTTGCGGTATTTGATGCATCCGATACTGGCGATGGCAAAAGTGGTTTACCATCTTTTTTTCTTTTCATCCAATACCAATATGCTGCTGCTGCAATTGCTATGTATATCCAAGTATTTTTTTTCATTGTTTATATTTTAGCAAAGAACACTATCATCATCAATACCACGAACAAATGCGGGTTTAACAAGTGCTTGTGTAACTGCTTTTGCTTGACTTGTTTTTATACCCTTTGCTTTTGCTCTTTTTATTGCAAGTGCTTGCGCTTGTTTTGCTCTTTTTTGTTGTGCGCTTTTACTGAATACATTTTTTACAACATCGGTTGCTTTGTCCAATAGTGATGGACCAGCGGCAAATTCTGCCTCCGTAATTATTTCAGTAGGTCCAGCCTCAACATCAACCCTTTTTTTCTTTCTCATTGATAGCAACAAAATTGCTGCACCGGCAATAAGAATAAGTGGTAACGCTTTTTTCATTTTTTAGTTTGTTTAATTATGTAACCAGTTGCCCACACCGCCGCAATACCAATTGTAAGATATTTTGCAAAATTTGCAAATTTACCAAAACCAGCAAATACCTTATCTAATGTTGTCTGCTCTGCTGCTTGCGCCTCTTTTTGTTCTTCTTTTATTGTCTTAATACCAGCCTCTTTTAAGCCTTGCTTACCAAGTGAAATTGTTTGTGCTTTGATAGCATAATACTGACCATCTTTGCCAAAAAAAGTAAGATAATCATCTTTTCTTGCTGCATATTTTATTCCATACATATTTGTGTATGCTGGTCCTTTTGTAAGATATGCATCAATTTTCATTTGATAACCTACCGGCAGCATATTGCTAACCGGCTTTGCTTTATCGCCTAAATTGTTAACATCACTTACCCGGTAAAATGGTGCTTGCTTTTTTAGCTTTATACTTTTACCCACTAATTGATTTACTCTTATATCTGCCATATTACTTTCTTAACATTGATAGTAAAAAATCAATTTGCTTTTGATCCATAGATGCCAACTTAGCTAAGTCATCGGGCGTTACTCCTTTACTTAATAATGTATCAACAATATGCTGCACATCATCAGTTGTATGTGTGCCGGCTAATTGCTGAACCGGCTGCTTATTAAACATACCCATCATTGACAAAACTGCGGTAGTAACTGGACTGGTCATAATTCCGTGTATTTGATTAACTAAATTTTCAACCCTTTGTTGCCCGGCAAGTATTCCATCATCTTCGGGTTCTGCAAGCTCATCTTCTTCTTCTTTGAGTTCTGCCATTCGTTCTGCACGCTGCGCCCTTAATTCATTAAGAATTTCATTTAACGCTTGATTTTGTCCGTATGGTTGCATACCATACCCAGCCATAATCGGCCCATTTTCCGATTTTGGGTTAGGCGTGAATACTTTTGAGTAAACTGGTACAAATTCTTTTTTTACCATATTGCCCAATAGCAACACATAATTTTCGGTATCATCACTTTGCTTACTGGCAAGTTCATCGGTTAGCTTTCTAAGTCCAGTATCTTTATCGGTACCATAGTAGATTGCATCCCGGTTTTTACTACCACTTACGGCAAAGCGATGTATCTCCCAAGCGGGTTCATCTTGCTCGTTATAGTAGTTCAGTACTTCTTGCGAAGAACGGAATTGTGCTTTTGCAGCCATAGATTAAATATAATATACACCAAAGTTAAGAGAGATGTCGGTTGTGTTTCCGGGCGCACTTGCGATTTGCACATAACTTTTATCCCACGTTACTTTTGGTCCACCTTGAAATTCAAATAATGCACGATTAAATGGCGTAGTTGCGCTGGTCGTGGCTTGAATACGAACAAGTGAAATAAGCGGAATGCGGTACAAATCTTGTCTTTCGTTTGCATAAAGTACCAAAAAACTTTTTTGCAAAATTGCAGCGGTACTATTTGCCACGTTGTTAGGCGATACGGTTAATGTATCAACGCCATACGTTTCCATTGCAAGCAATGCCGTGTAACGCAATTTTGGCAAATCGGGAAAATTCCATAGTGTCTGCGATTGACCAGTTGTAGCTACACCGGGTACTAAAATGGAAACGAACTCAAATTTTGCGGCTTTGAATGCCATTGTCTTAAATTTTACTTTTTTTAATAAGGGCGGGGGCGGTTAGCCCCCACCCTATTTACCTATTGAAAAAACCCCAAAACGATTAGCGTACAGGCGTTACGTTTTGTGCCAAATGTCCTCTACAAATAACAATCGCACGGCTATTAGTTTCAACAGCTGCCATAGCGGTTTTCAGTTGTACTTGAAGAACATTTTGCTTAGAACCAACCAACACCCAACCGGGTTCTACTGGTGCAAAACCGGCTTCAGTCGCGTCATTTTGTGCGCGGAAAGTGGGTCCAGTAGTTGCATAGTAAGCATTAGTTGCTGATTGTTGCTGCGGCACATAGTAATGGCGGTAGCAATCCCAAGCTGGAACAATTTGTCTATTATTCACGGTAAGTGATAACGTGGCATTGTACCAGTTAAATAAACTTGTAGCCGTATTTGATGCACTAAAAATAGTCAAATCGGGGTAAGTGTTTAACTGATAATTTGTCGCGGTACTTGAACCGGGAACGGCAAAAAAGATACCAATTTGGCTAACATAAAATGCATCTTGCAATGCCAACCGATTTTCGGTATTAAAGGCAGCAGCATTGTTAGCGGTAGTGTCATTTTGCAATACCGGAAATGTGAACAGCGTATTAGATGTAGAGAGCGATACTTCTAAGCGCAGATAGCTTTGAGAAAGTACGGCTTGTCCAAGCGAAAAACCGGCACGCTGAATACCTTCTTTCGCTTTTTCAAATGCAAGGCGTGAGCCAACGGCAGATGCCATAATTGTAGTTGTTCGGTTCGTATCGCCCCGTCCCCGGCTTTAGTTAAAAAATATAGGTGTAAGCAGATGCCAGGTGTTTAGTCCTCATCATCGTACATATCGCCAGCAATAACGCTAAGGCTATCTCCAGCCATAACATCATCGTTACCGGCAATTACGCTAATGTTATCGGGGATCTCGCCAACAGACATTGGAAAGTCCATAACATCATCGGCAGCACCAAGTTGTGGAACAAGTTTACCAATAAGACCAGCACCACCCGCTGCAATCATTCCGTTGCCAATTGCTTTACCCATATCTCCTTTTACAAGGCGTGGGAAAAACAATCCAACGGCAAGAACTGCGGCATTTTTGATGCGCTCGTCACCAATCGGTAACATTTGAGCAACTTTTCTACCAATTACTGCACCGGCAACAATACCAAGTGTTGAACCGATTGCAGCTTTACCAACTGCACCCATCCGGCGACTACTTCTGCGGCGTCGGGTACTTTTTCTTCTTTTTGCCATTTGTTTTTTTTATTTCAAGTTAATACATCCAGTTTACCATAACAACTGGTCGGCGAACCAACCGGGTGTGTTTCTTATTTTTCTATCTTTTTGATGCCGCATCTTATACAATCTTCTTCTTCTTTCTGCCACTTCTCTGCCGTACAATTTGCGATAGGTCGGATAATCTAAATAACCCTTTGCACCAACACTTGTTATATAGTTTCCTTGTCTATCATACACATCAAGTTTTTTTCCCTTTCTTTTGCTTGCCCTTACAATAACATTCAATCTTCTTGCTTTGTCTTTTGTATATGGCAAGATTTTATACATACAAAGTTGTTAGTTCAAGTTCTTAAATTGTATCTTACCACTTTTCAATCCATCTTGTATTTCTTTCTTATTCATATTAAGAAACATATACAAATATTTACTTGTTGTTTTTGAATAGTTGTAATATACCGGGTCTAAATAAATTACTCCTTTGCTTACTTCGGCAATAATACTTTCATAGCTTTGAAAAACTATTTTATCGCCCATCTCAATAATAAATTGATTAGGCACTTTATTACCTTTTGATGATCTAAGGTTGACTACTTTCATAATTTAATAAGTTGTCCTCTTTTATTTAATGCATAACCAATACCACTAACTACCCGAATATTTACGTTATGACTTTTTGTGTCTTTATGAGTTCCAGTAAGCTTACCGGGTTTATCGGTCCGGTTCTTACGATATTCATAATAGTATTTTCTTTGTGCCGTTTTTCCAGCTTTACGCTTGCCCGGTGGTTTTGCTTTTCTCGCTTTATCTCTTTCTTTATCACTTGTACCAGTTTGTCGCGCAGTT